CGTAAGCGTTGTTATCAACCCGGCAACAGGGAGGAGCCCTATGCCCGTTATTGCCATTATCGCCATTGTTGTCATCGTCATCATTCTGAACAAAACCGGGGTGTCCGACAGTCTCGCGGCCCTGACCCTTGCCACTGTTGCCGCACTGCTGACGGGAGGTGGCGCAGCCGGTGCTGCCAGTGTCGCGCTGACACCGTTCGTCGGCGTGCCGGTGGGTATTTTCGTCGGCATTTATGTCTTTGCCAAAGTGGTTCGTCTGATTTCAGGAAAAAAATAATGAAACGTAAAACACTGCCTCTGCTGGTGCTGGTTGCCACCACGCTGTTTCTCAGCGCATGCGATAACAGAAGTGATGACCTGAAGGCCATCAGCAAATTTAAGGATCTAACCCCACCGCGTTTCAGTGATGTGGTCAGCCACCAGGATGATGTCAGCGAAGAATGGTCACAGGTTGACTACTTATCCGGTCCCACCTTGCAGGTTTTACGTACCCACCAGTCGCCCGATGGCTGCGAGGGTGGCAGTTACTACTACCTCGTGGATATGCAGGAAAAAACCGTCCAGCCACTGATGAATGCGCTGTGTATTGCCGATAACATCAAACTGGAATACCAGGAGGTGACGGACCCGTATACCAAAGAAAAATACTTTGAGTACGCCCATGACGGCAAACTGATGGGGCGACTGCTGATACCCTCAAACCCTGAGAACCAGGAATAAAACAACGACAAAGGAGACAAGAATGACAATACTTTCACTAAGTCGGTTTATGCTGGCGGGTGTACTGCTCGCGAGCTTTAATGCCTCTGCTATCCCGGGGTTCTGGCAGCAGGGTTACGGTCAGGGCAATACGGAATACAGCGTGACCGAAGCCAGCGGAAAGACGTTTACCATCAACTGCACAGGGAACCCGGACCAGAATGGTTTCTATCAGCATTCAGTCTTTCTTACCCTTGCCGATGACAAGATGGTCAGTTCGCACGATGACGACACTACTATCACCGTAGTGATGGATCACCAGCAGTACATTATTCCGTCCAGCCTGGGCTGGCGTAACGGCGATAACGCCTGGTTTGACTTCATCAGCAATATCTCTGAGTCCGGGCAGTTCGACGTCTACGTCAATGACCACAAAGCAGGGACCTTCACTGCGGACCGGAAGAACGCTGAGAAAGTTCTGTCCACTCTCGGAGACTGCAGCAACGACTGATAGTAGTATCTTCCCCAGCAAATCCACCCCGACAGCTAGCAGGCTGCCGGGGTTTTCTTTTATCAGGAGCCCGAAAATGACCCAATCCGTGTTGCTGCCACCGGGGCCTTTCACCCGGAGACAAGCGCAAGCGGTCACTACCACGTACAGCAATATCACACTCGAAGACGACCAGGGCAGTCACTTCCGTCTGGTGGTTCGTGATACTGAAGGCCGGATGGTCTGGCGGGCATGGAACTTTGAGCCGGATGCCGGTGAAGGTCTTAACCGCTATATCCGCACCTCAGGCATCCGTACAGACACGGCCACCCGCTGATCGCGAAGCATTTACCCGCATTCACCTCCCAGAACACACTTTATATCCCCATACGCCAGCCATCGCCGCTGGCGTTTTTATTGACGGAGACATACCCATGACAACACAGACGCAGCACGACCTCGCACCCGCTAACCAACCCGAATTTGAACTGACCGTCACGCCGGTCCCCGATGAACAGCGTATCGATTTCTGGCCACAGTACTTTGGCGCTATCCCGCAGTGGCTACTCCTGGAGCCGCATATCTTCGCCTGGATGGACCGCTTCTGTGAGGGCTACAGCGGTGGTATCTGGTCGTTCTACACCCTCAGCAATGGCGGCGCATTTATGTCCCCCGAGCCTGACAACGATGAGACATGGCGTCTGTTTAACTGCCTGAACGGTAACGATGCCCAAATGAGTGCAGAAGCAGCAGGTATTGCTGTCTGCCTGATTGCGTATAGCCACCATGCCTGCCGTACAGAATGTGACGCGATGACCGCACACTATTACCGCCTGCGGGAGTATGCCATGCAACATCCAGAGGCTCACGCCATTCTGCGTATTATCGACTGACCGAAGGAGCAACAGATGAAACAGCTTTCCTTTTTACCCGGCGAGATGACGCCACAGGACCGGCGTCTCATTCAGCGGGCGCTCAGGGCTCTGGACCGCCACCTGCATGAGCCCGGCGTAGCCTTCACCTCTACCTACGCCGTACGTGAATGGCTGCGACTGCATATGGCCGCGCTTGAGCGGGAAGAGTTCCGGGTGTTGTATCTGGACAACCAGAATCAGTTGATTGCCCATGAAACGCTCTTCACCGGCACGATTAACCGCACCGAGGTGCATCCCCGGGAGGTGGTCAAACGTGCTCTGCACTTCAACGCGGCGGCGGTGATACTCGCGCATAACCATCCTTCCGGCGAGACGACACCTAGCCAGGCCGACAAAACCCTCACGCAGCGACTGGTTCAGGTGCTTCAGCTGGTGGATATCCGTGTCCCTGACCATCTGATTGTCGGTGGCAGGCAAATCTATTCGTTCGCAGAACACGGTCTGCTTTGAGGTATTACATGAAAATTATCAGTAAACGCAGGGCAATGACGATATACCGCCAGCATCCTGAGTCCCGAATCTTTCGCTACTGCACCGGCAAATACCAGTGGCACGGTAGCGTCTGTCATTACACCGGCAGGGACGTTCCGGATATCGCCGGAGTCCTCGCGGTATACGCCGAACGCCGCCAGGACCGCAATGGGCCCTATACCTGCCTGATGAGCATCACCCTGAACTGACAATAGTGGAGAACTGTAATGAGCAACCCTACCAGGGGCCTGCAGCGGGAGATTACACTGCGCCTGAGAGCCCGTCTGGTGCAGGAAGGCAACCGACTGCATTATCTGGCTGACCGGGCCAGCATCACCGGCAAGTTCAGTGACATCGAATGCCGGAAGCTGGATGAAACATTCCCGCACTTTATCCGCCAGATGGAATCGATGCTGACCACCGGTGAACTCAGCCCCCACCATGCCCACTGCGTTACCCTGTACCACAACGATTTAACCTGCGAAGCCGACACCCTTGGCAGTTGCGGCTACGTATACATCGCCATTTACCCCACTCAGCGTTAATTACCTACACGAGAGCAAACATGAAAACTTTACCTGCAACAACTCAGCGGGCGGTGAAGCCCTGCCTGTCACCCGTGGCTGTCTGGCAAATGTTACTGACACGTCTGCTGGAACAGCACTATGGTCTGACAATAAACGACACGCCATTCTGCAATGAGGCTGTGATTAAGGAACACATCGATGCCGGTATCACCCTAGCCGATGCCGTGAATTTTCTGGTAGAAAAATACGAGCTGGTTCGTATCGACAGGAAGGGATTTAGCTGGCAGGAACAATCTCCTTATCTCCGGGCTGCAGACATTCTGCGAGCGCGGCAGGCAACTGGCTTGTTGCGGCAAAGCCGTAACAACGTAGTACGATGAACATTGCGTACAACCTTCCCGATTTACATTTCTGAACTTCCTCCCTTGTTTACCTATTGCGTAATGCGCCTGCTACTACCCGGCAGGCGCGTTATCTTTTTACGGACAAACAATCATGCAACCAGAAGTTGAAGTATTAACCGATCATAATGAGCTAATTTGTTCGAGCTTTATTGAACACATTGCCAACACATTAAATTTAGGAATGGTGTACAACTAAACCTGCAGCCAAGGATGTATAGTGAGCGAAGCCCTATCAGGCCTTTTTGGTCAGTAGATAAGATTGATCTTCGTTGATAGAATTTACTTACACCAGCTGTTACATTAAGATAATTTTTTGGTGGGAGAATGATAAGATCTTACGTAACAATTTGATTTTAATGGTGCCGATAATAGGAGTCGAACCTACGACCTTCGCATTACGAATTAGTAGAATTATATTTAACTAACTGTTTTACATGCACATTACCGCATTCACATTGCGCAACTCAATGGCACATGATGTAAGTTAGTGAATACAGCTGCTACATGTATGACACAAAAATGGCACATGATGACGAGACTATGCATGCTCGTTGCGTGTTTCCATACGTAGCGTTTTTTTTAGATCAGGGAGTGTTACCATATGATAATGTTAAATTTTTATAGAATGGCAAAGATGCGTAAATATGTTTATTTCATTTTAGGCTTTCTAACTTTTCAGCTATCACTATTAGCACACGCTGAAAGCACATTTAAAATTATAAAGCAAGAATTGATCTTCCCACTGGGGTTGATAAAAGAATCTCACGCAAGCACTATTGCAGAGATGAGTAATGGAACCATCCTTGTCTCATGGTTTGGTGGGACAAAAGAGGGTGATGATGACGTAAAGATTTGGCAATCCTCCATGACTGAATCCGGATGGTCAAAACCGCGCGTTGTTGCCTATGGCAGTGAGGATGGCAAGCCGCTTCCTACATGGAATCCAGTTTTATTCAATATACATAATAAAACATACCTTTTCTATAAAGTAGGAAAAACACCTAGCACATGGGAAGGTAAATATATTACTTCGACCAACAATGGGTTAAGTTGGAGTAAAAAACAAGCATTGCCAAACGGAATTTACGGGCCAATAAAAAACAAGCCAATTCTTTCTGGAAAGAACGTTTTGTTCCCTTCCAGTGAGGAGAATGATAAGGGATGGTTTGTTCACATAGAAACAACCAGTAACATGAAGAATTTTAATAAGATAGAAGTATCGAAACCTACAGGCACCTCAGCTATACAACCAACGCTATTAAAATTCCGTGATAATGAGATAAAAATGTATACTCGCAGCGATCAAGGAGTATTAATGGAATCTCAGTCATCAGATAGTGGTCACTCATGGACTACGCTAAGAAAAAGCACGATACCCTCAACTAATAGTGGTGTTGACGGCATCGTATTACGAGATGGTACAGGGTTAATTGTGCATAACCCAGGGAAAGACAGAAGCATCTTGTCTATTTCCAGATCTAATGATAACGGGAAAACATGGGGTAATGTGTTAACGCTGGAATCACAAGAGGGAAAAGAGTTCTCCTATCCTGCGATTATACAAAGCTCAAATGGGAAAATACATATAACTTATACTTACAACAGAGAATCAATCAAACATATAACGTTAGAAGAAAATAACAAATAAAATAGTGATATCTATGTGGGGGCAACTATGAAGACACCCCCATCTTTTAAATTACAATGGGAAAAATGGATATTTGCTTACAATTTCTAACACTCCATTATTGACTCTAACTTCATCTCCGATATTTACAGTTATGTCATCATCGACTTTATAACGCTGTGACACACCAAGTAAATCTCCTTTACCGTTCCATAAAACCAAATTCTTTACGATGTTATTTTCAATAATAGCGTATTTCATTATGCATACTCCCAGACAATAACAACCCCACTGCTACCAGATGCACCATTGTATTGTGCGCTGCTATTTTGATATGCATTTGCGCCACCACCTCCAGCACCATAGCCGGTAGCTTCTCTACCAATGCCTGCTGTACCGTGTGGGCTACCACCAGCCCCTAATATACTACTAGCACCTCCTCCCGAAATAATGACGTTGGCAGAAAATGCCATGCCTATGCTAGGGTTATTTCCAGATAAGTTTATGATATTCCCACCAGTGGCTGTAGGAATTCCAGAAGCATTCTGGATAATTGGAGGAGCGGAGTTACCTGAACCACCACCATATCCGCCACCTGCGGTAATCGTTCCAAAAGAAGTGCCACCTCCATTCCCTCCATTACCATTTACTCCACCAGCACCACCAGCACCAATAATTACGGTGTATGCTGAGTCTAAATTGGCGATACGGGATTTAGCGTAGGCGCCACTTCCCCCTCCACACCCAACTGCAACACTGGTAGAATTAGTAGTACCAACCCCACCTCCCCCTCCACCAGCCCCCTGAACCTCAACAATGATGCTTTTCGTTCCTGGGGTTGGCGTATAAGTCCCGGATGTCGTTATTGTGCGAACACCAATAAGCCGTCCTGTTGCTGCCTGCTCTATCGCACTCGCTAATTGCGCAGAGAGCCCCGCAATATCACCATCATCTTTCACATCCTCATTGGTCTTATCTGCGATAAACTGCCCCGCAGCAGCCGCCATTGCCGTTCCTTGCCTCAGACCTTTGTTCACCTGAGCACTTGATGCCTTCCCTGATGTAAAGCCAGCAGATAGGACAGGTAATGATTCCCAGTCTGTCTGAGTTGTTACGTTAGCACCAGAGCCGGTTGCAAATGGTTTAAATTCATTTTTAGCCATCAGAGTAATTTCCCCCATGCACCGGCATCGAAACCGGAGATATAGTCATTGTCCATGTCGAATCCAAAGAATTTTGTGCCCTCGCTGGGTGTTTCCACCGAAGGCGTTTCAATGCCACCAGCCCATACACCGGCAGCCTTTACAGTTAGATAGCCCTGCCGGATGGCTGTTATCAGTTCGAGAGAGACATCGGCAATATCAGTTTCCGGAAATACCCAGACCGATATCGTCATGTCCTGGTTGTCGACAATCTGCATACGCAGGCCAGATCCCGTCGTCGCAGCGTCGAGAATTGCGGGCAGTGAATCGTTGCGACCGTCCCAATTGTTAATCGCAATTTTAGCTTTGAGAATGACGCGGTAGGTGTCATCGCTCAGCGTTGTATAGCCCGAATCAGGGTCATACGGTCCTTGCCAGACACCCTGGTCATATCCCAAACCGTCGGTATCCCAGCTGAAATAAACACCGCTAATCGGCTGGCTAACCGTTCTGCTGCGCCCTATCCAGATCCCGAGCGTGTCGAGCTGCACGCCGACTGCCGTATCGATATCGAAGGCTGTTACAAGCCCTGACATAGTGCTGGACACATCAATCAGCGGGCGGGTGCTCAGATCTATATGGTCAAAAAACTGTGGCTTGGTAGCGTGGTAGTTAGTAATCAGTTCGGTGTATTTGCTCATGACGTCACCGTTAGAACAATATTTTCCGGCTTACAGGACGCTGATTCGTTGTAAGCGATATTGATATTAGCCGCCGCTACAGTTCCGGCAGATTTGCCAATCAGCAGCTCCTGAATGTCGTAATAGCGTGCACTACCGCCACTGACTACGCCGAGGTTCGCCGGGGAGTAAATGCGGCTCAGCAGAACAGAATCACCGATCGTCAGCCCGTTGATGTAATCCGCGACGGCCTGCTGAATCTGTACGCCAATTTGCGACGTGTAGCCCGTAAAGGCTTTCAGTGTGATATGCCCGAAAATCGGGACATCAGTCGAGCGCGAAAAACTGATCACGTGTGGATTGCCGTAAGTGTCCGGTACCGTGACAGAGGTCGTCCCGTAGGTCGCCGTTCCCTGCCCTTTATTACCCCGGATAGTCTGGGCAATGTCGGTTACGTCCCCACCGTCCACTATGGCCGAGATAGAGTGTGGCGGCAGCCCGTTACTATCGGTAGCACCGGTATCATTCTCGTAGAGCTTGTGACGTGTCACGCCAGCAACGTTAGCAATCGCACCGTCAACGCCCTCAAACGGCGTGATAGAGGGTAGCGCGACGCTCTGCCCCTGCCTGATGCGAAGCTCTGCGTCGGTTTCTGCCTGTGCGCCTACGGTGGCCGCCGCCGGGTTTGTTACCGATGTCCAGCCTCGGGTCGGCGTGTTGATGGTAGTAATTGTTCCCGCCAGCGCTGCGACCGCGCCGCTGTTTGAGCAGGTGGCAGTGGCCGTCACCGTACCGTCAACGCCAATCACTACCGAGGCAGGAAGGCGCCAGATCACGTTATTAGTGTCTTTCACGGTACCGTTCGTGATAATTGTCCCTGCGGTGCCGGTGAGCAGCAGATCCACGGTGGAGTTCGTCGCCCCTTTGCGCGCAATACCGTTAATTTTCACATTGCTGGTCAGCGCCGCGCCGTACCCGGTAGCCGGTGAAAAGCAGTTATAGACTGTTATCGCTGTGTTGTTGGCGTCGTGGATAGCCAGCGCCACCAGCGCCACCATTTGGCCGTCTTTACTGTCCGGTTCCAGATAGGCGTCACTGCCATAAATCTGCTGGAAATAGCTCGTCAGGGTATCGAGTATCGTCTGGTAGTCAGGCGCACTGATCCCCTCAGCGGTTACCGTTGCCGATAAGCCGAGTGTGTCCAAATTGAGGGCCATTTATGCCTCGCTGGTTACTGTCGTTGTTCCGTAGATGGTGTCTATTTCAGAGAAGAACTGGACGCGCCGCGTCGTGGTATTCACTGTCGTATTGAAGGAGAGGATGGACTTCACCCCCCGTGTTTCGAGGATGCGCTTACGGATCGCCAGGTTGTAGGTTTCTGGCTTCTGCTTACCGAGTACGGACTGAATCCACGGTGTCCCCTCTGTGGTGTCGAGAAACCATTGCCCATACCACAATTCGAATCTCGTTTTCACAGCCTGCGCCACGGCCTCAGGTGAGTTAATCAGCCATGTATCATCGCCGCTGCCAAAGGTGTAATCGCCGTCGGCGTCTTCACGTCTGTATCGCATCAGTTCACCCCGCCAGAATTGCCGCTTCCCGTCTGAACGCCTTTGTGGGTATGCGTGTCGTCAATGGATTTACCGTTCGATTTAAGTGCTCCGAAGAATTCTATCGCACCAGTAATTTTCGCCGCTGTGCCGCTGGCGAGACTGCCGACCATCCCTCCCATCCAGGTGAGTAGTCCGGTAATCGTGACCTTCGCCGAAAACGTCGATTCGGGGGCGATAACATCGAGACCGCCCGGCGCTACGATTTTAATTTTCTGCGTGGTGGGATTGAGCTCGAAATAGGTGCTCCCGTCGTCGCTGCGCAGCTGCGTGGCCCCGGTACTGATACCGCCGATTTTCTTTGCTTGTGACTGCGGCCCGATGATACAGAACGCATCCGATAAATCATGCACCCGGTCGTCGACAGGCTCCTGAACCCCGCCGTTCTGCCACCAAAAATCGATGCAGCGATCGGCGAAAATCACCAGGCATTCATCGCCGGCTTTAACCGGGAACGTTAGCGTGCATCCCCCGCCGCGCGGGAATACCACCGGCACATCCACCAGCAGCGGGTAATTTTTGGTAATGCGGTTCCCGTCGTTATCCGTTTCAACCGAACGGATAGCAGGCTGCACCACAGCCGTTACCGTACCCGGGTCGAACGACTGGACGATGCCAGGTAAAGCAACGCGGATCTGGTTTTTTATGGTTTCCCGCTCAGATTTGAATGTTTCGGCAAGGTCGCCGCTGCGGGTCTGGTCAGATACTGCCATTGGGTAGGCTCCAGAAAGCAAAAAACCCGCCGGGAGGCGGGTCTTGATAGACGGTTTACTACTTAACTTAAGGTAACATCGACTTTATCTCTCTAGCATTTGCTATAGCAGCGTCTTTGTCATACTGAGTAACTGTTTCTTTAAGCTTGTAATCAGCTTTGGTGCGTAACTGTTTAGTTAGATGCAAAATGCCAGCAAGCTCCTTTTGTTTTGGCGGAGTCATGCCCCCGTTCAAACCTGAACATAAATTCGCATTTAGTGAATTTATTAGCTTGTCATGCATGCCTGAAGGTGCATCCGAAAGTAATATGCCAGCCTTCTTAACTCGGTCAATGACATGCAAATAACCTGAGTAATAGGCTCTGCTTACAGAGTTTCTGAGTTGCATTTCATCTGCAGCCGAATCGAAATCACATGCTAAATCCAAGAAATCATCAGGCGTTACAGGCATCAGCTTTATCTTCCTTTGACTCACTCACAAACACAGCGCCAACTTCCCAATCAACTACCCCATCCTGGACACGCTTAGTTATCAAGCTTAAGTTCATCGCTGCACAAGCTTGAGGTTCTAGATCAGGAACATGCAATTCGTATAGCAACGATGTTTCATCAGCATATTCCGAAACATCGATCAAATGGTTAACGGCTTGCAGTTTTTGCCCGAGATTCAACTCATCGTACATAATTTCAGCAAGATGCTTGATTGTCTCAGACTTGCCGGTTTTTTCAGCAAGTTCTAAATAGCCCATTCCATTTTCCATGTCGCTCCTCTCTTTTTCATAACCATTGGAGAAGACTTCATCCAACATATTGGTTTTGGTAAGCAGAGAATACATCTCACGCATGAACGCAAAGTCACCAGTATTCATGGCATAAAACAAGGCATCACGAGCAATTAATGGGCTCATAACCTGCTCACGAGATCGCCGAGTAATTTCGCGAGCAACTACTGGTCCACAACGCCAAAAAGCACACAGTGAATACTGACGCCAAGTGATCCAATCTTGGGGACGCAAAGTAAGCGCCTCTTCCATTAGCTCAGAACCTAGTTCAGGGTTGTTCATTGAGTAATAGATAGTTGCTAATGCAACAGATTTTAACCCCTTAGTTCGAATCTCTTCTGCCTGAGCCAGCATCCGCTTAGCTACAAAATCCGTAATCTCCTGTTGAAAGAAAAGATACGGCTTAATGTTAGCCATTATGCGGTTAGTCGTTTCGATATCCCTATCTTCTTGTGTCTTGAGCTGTGTCACAAAGTCTCACTTTACAGGTTTTGTGCAGAAAATTCCCTTGAACAAGGGCATGGGATTGTCTGCTTAAATGTGCCCTGAGTCAATGCACCAACACTATTCGTTATGGTGTAACTTCACTTTAGCTTGATGGAGAGAAGCTCGCCAAGTTTTTAAAGGGGTTGCATAGATGTTAAGTATCTATTTTCTTACACGGGAAAGATCCGATAATTTTCGGCGCGTCCATGCTGTTCTGAAGCAGTTGGACGTTCAGGAAACGCGTTTCAGTGCCTGGGCGGCGAATAAACTCGAAACCATAATTGTTACCGTCTTTGGCTGGCATAAGGCCCATGTCAGCCTTCATTCCATTGCCGTTGCCGAGCGTCTTAATTTTCTGGGAGGTTACGGTCTCACCATTAATTCTGAACAGTGAATCAGGGATCAACTCTAATTTGTAGCCACCGCACTGAAGCGTGATGCCGCCAGGATTCGCAGCAAACGCCAATCCCGGAAGAAAACAGAGTCCGATAACAATCCACTTTTTCACTATCCAACCTCCCGCTGTAAAGACGTCGCCGAACGGAGATCCGCCGCGCCACGCGCTTCGCACATCATATCCATGTACCACGCCTGGCCCCTTGTGTCGCCAGTGTACATAATCCCGCGCACAATATAAACGCCATCCGTTGCGATGCTGGCAGGCTGCGCCGTGGTACCGCTGAGCGTGATATTACCGTCGGTGTTCTGGTCTGTGATCTGCCCACCTGCCATCGCGATATCGTTGTTCGACAACGCTGTGCGGAATACAGAGGCCTGATCCAGCTGAATGAGCCCGTTTACCCGGATGTTCGGGTTAATCAGCGCGCGGACGTTTACGCCATTGCCGATGGTCTGCTGCGGCATACCGATCAGCCCGGTGGCGCTGTTGAGCACAATCGCGTCGTGAACATACTCGTTATTCGCCACCATCTGCCGCTGGCCGTCCACGAACTGCCATGTTGCGCCACATTGCCCGGCCACGTTATCCATAAGATGCCGTGTCATGCCAAACAGCACCCGGCCCCGGGGGAACACGGTTACAGGCATTTCTGGCGTCAGACCTTCGGTCGCGCCTTTGGCCTCGAAGTCCTTCATCAGCGCGCGGTTCACATCTGCGACCGTATAACCGGCTGCCAGCGTTTGCGAGGTTATGCTGGTGGCAAAAGCCAGATCAGCATCTGCCGCCTGAATCAGGACATAGGAATCGATCGGACTGTCCTTTCCTGTGACCGAGTAGCGAATTTCACCGCTGAAAATCAGTCCGTAGTTGCGGCCATCACTCTGGCCCACGGCCGCCGCGTCGACTTCCCGAACGGTCCCGACATCGCTGGCCGATACCTCCGGCGCGATACCGTCGTAACCGGCAATCAGCCGTACTTTCGAAAACTCCTGCCCGGTGATGCGATTCACCGTATCGGCTGACAGGTTGTAGATTTTGAACGTTCCCACACGGGACGCGCTGCTGATGTTGAACCAGTCGATCGTGAAGGTCACTTTAAAATCGCTGAGCTCAATACCCTGCCCGCTCTCATCCACGAGCTGCAGCTCGAAATGTCTCATCCAGTTCTGTGACATGCTTACTCCGTTGATACCAGTAAATGACTGCGGCCGCCAAGGTCGGTTTTCGTGGGATAATCCTGTGTACTTTCGTCGCAGATCACCACCAGCTTAAAACCGAGGCCCATATAGGCGTACTGCGCCAGCAGGTCAGCACCCGTGACGAGAGGAATACCGGAGATTACCGACTCCCCTCTGTCGTTCTGCAGGTCCATAATCCAGTACAGATCGCGCCAGGTGATGCTAATCCGCCAAGTGGTCCCCGCAAGGATGATGCTGAATTGCTGGTTATCCGCTGTAAGCGGGATTTCCTGAATTGCCATTAGCCGAGCCCCAGTAATGACGCCGCATTACCCGTGATGCTTTGCAGCAGCGAGGTATTTGGCGGCTTTGTGGTTTTGTTCCCGGTATTCAGTACCGCCGACGTGCTGGCCCCGTCCTTCATGTTGGTTTTATCCGCGACGGTGATCTGCTGCGTCTGCGAGATAAGAACCTCCCTCAGGGTGAGGACGACCGACAGGACATTTTCAGTTGTTTTGTCGGTCGTCACTTCCAGCGCGCGGATCAGCATGTTGCTGTACAGCCGTTTACCGGTCACCACATCGAAAGGGATACGACTCGCCTGCAGGTCCAGAATTTCCTGATACGTCTGCTGCGGACTCAGGCCCAGTAAGCTGGTGGCAGTCAGGTTACTGGCAAAATCCAGTAACGATCCGCCTCCAGCGAAACCGACCTCCATCACCACTTCAGACGGTTTTTTGTAGGCGTGGTCAGCGATGGCGGCCCCAACCTCGACGGGGTGCTCGGTTATCTCCAGCGTGTCGTTGTGCTTCTCTGAGACAACAACGCTCGGGATAATCATCCCTATTTTCCGAGTCTGCTGTTGAAAGAGCGTAGAGAGAATATCCATTAACCCACCTTAGTTTGATTACCGCGCATGACCTGGGCATTTGCAGACTGCTGCCGACGTTCAACCTCAGTACCAACAGAACGCGGATCACCGCCACCAAAAATGTTATAGGTGTTTTTCTGATCCACACGCACACCGTTCCCGGGCATGTTGCTCATCACTTTCGGGATATAGTTGCGGGTTTCCTGCGGCATGAGAGCCATGCCGTGCTTTTGCACGTTCCCGATCCCCCAGTTGTAAGACGCGAGCGCCTTACTCAGGTCTCCACCGTTCGCCTGCAGTAGCCGGGAAAGGTACTTCGCAGCAGCTTGCGCCGACTTCTCCGGGTCGAAAACATCGTTCCCGCGCAGCCCCATGTCACGCGCGGTGCCGTCCATAAACTGAAACAGACCTTTCGCGCCAGCACCGGACACCGCAAACTGATTGCCCCCAGATTCCGTAATCGCAACGCTTTTCAGCAGTCCTTCCGGAAGCCGGTATAGCTGCTCCAGATTGGTAAGCATCGGCTGCATCCAGCCCAGCAACTCAGAACCCGCTTTGGTTGGCTGTGGTCGCTTAACTGACTGGCCGTACTGCTCTGGTTCATCATCGCCAAACCAGCCGCGCACTGTGCGTCCCACGCTACGAGGATCAAACCCAAGCGTGTTTTTCATCCATTCGGCGGTACTGTTCGCACTGTCGGTCACCATCGGCATAGCACTCGGATTCCCGCTACCCTGATTCAGGAGCTGATTACCAATGCTGGCAGCCTCAGACCATCGCCCATCTTTGATAGCATTCAACAGATCCGCAATCATGTTCAGCATCTTGCTGAATTCGCCCATTTGCGAAATGAAATTGCTGAAATCCCACTTCAGGGACCATGATTTCGGATCAATGTTGAGCAGCTTCGCCAGCGCTTTCGTCAGGTCGATGACGGTAGTCTGCAGGTCACGCGTCATCTTCAGCGCGGCGTCGACTTCTGGCTTCCATTTACCCCAGTCAATCAGGCTCTGACCGCCTTCTTTCCATGTTTTATAGTCTTCCCACAGCAGCGCAATACCAGCAGCCAGCGCGGTGATCAGGCCAATCGGTGACATCCAGAACGTGCTGTTCAGAATGCGCAGCGCAATTGTCAGCGCGCCAAACAGTGAGATCAGTTCCCGCGTTTGTTTGTCGAGTGATTGCCACCAGGTGATAAGGTCTGATGTTCCCTCAATGAGCCGGAAGAACAGCCGCCCGATGATGTCCCCGAGCGCCAGAATGCCCTTTATGGCTTTCGTCAGGGTCTGCTCGATGCGCGGGAAGTTGTCCAGGATATGACGGCGCAGGGTGTCCAGCGAACCCGCCAGGCCACCAGCAAGATTAGAGCCGATTTTGTCACGGGCCATGCCTGCCATCGCGCCAAACTCGCGCAAAGAGGTCATGAATTTGTTAGAGCTTCTGGCCGCCTCGTCAGCATTAAAACCGATCGCCTTCGCCATCGCGCTGTACTGCCCGGAGAAACCACCCACACCACGGCGCATCGCCATCAAGGTATTTTCATCGATGCCCAGCATCTGCGCATACTGATTGGCTTTGTAATACGGCATGCTGCTGAGCTTCTGACCGACACCCGTAAAGATAGCGGCCATGTCGCGCATGTTACCGCTGGCATCACGGCTCTGTACGCCCAGGCGATTAAGGAAGCCTTCCGCACCGGGATTATTTCGCACAAACCGGGAGAGGCTTTCCAGAGATGAGCGCGCCGCGTCCACGCTGCCGCCCACCTGCGAAACCGCATAGCCAATCGACTGAATCCCCTGAACCGTCGCGCCGGTGCGCTGTGATGCCCAGTAAAGATTATCCAGACCTGAGGCGATCTTAGCGGTGAAAGCCACCACGGTAAGCGCGGCACCTTCGACGGCCAGCCCCATTTTGATGGCGTTTGCGGTCGTACCTGCGAGGACTGAATCGAACTTTTCCGCGCCTGCTTCGTCAATATCGAAGCCGAGTGAGACGAGGAAATCTTTAATAGTCTCAGCGTTCATTATCCTCTCTCCATTTCTCAATACGGCGCTGGTTGTCTGCCTTAACGGCCAGGTGGTCATTCATCAGCGCGATATCGCACAGATCGACTGATCCATCCTTTAGCGCGTAATAAGGGATTAACCCGGCGTCAACCGGGTCAAGGAGATAAGACAGCCCGTCAGGCAGGCTGTTGAGGGTTAGCCCTGAGGCTGGTCCGCCGTCGCGCTGGTAGGGCTCACGGGCAAAAAATTTCCCAGCGAATCGGCGACCACCCGCGCCACCAGCTGCAGCATGACGAGCAGATCGATATCGTCGAACATCAACTGGCCGCTATTAAACACCGGCGTCCATCCGTCCATATGCTTACGTGATACCACGGCCAGGCAAGGATGAATAATTGCGTTGGTGTCTTCCTCGGTCAGAGACGACAACTCATCAGCAATTCGCGGCAGCAGGGTTTCGAACACCGGTTTCAGCTGTTCGAATTTCACGGTGTCGATTTTGCCGTCGGCAGGCAGCAGGGAGCGAATGCTCCCGAAATCTGACATCATCCCAGCCAGCACCGGCAGCAGTTTGCGCGTGACTTTCAACTGGTCAAAAACGCTGAGCTTTGCCACGCGGTAATCGTGGCCTTTGATTGAACATTCCATTCGTTAAAACTCCCCAAGAACCTGGTCGATTTTGCCGCCGTCAAATACCCACGGCATCGTGTTGCCTGCTTTTGCGTTGGCGTTATCCGGCTGTTTCTGGAATGCCACGCTGCGCGCCGTGATGATGTCCCCGCTCACCTTATTTCGGATCACAATGACGTTGTTCCCCCAGGTACCTGAGGACTGACTCTGGGCGTTATACGCCAGCGACAGTTTTTTGTTTGTCGGTGAGGTCTTCAACAGGTTGACGGTAATCGTGCCGCTTTTGTCCGCATGCAGGCTGTGCATTACTTCACCATCAGCGCCAATAGTCATGGTGTTTTTAGGGCCGCCCATCGCGACGGTGATCCCTTCTTCTGAGTTGGCAGAGCCATAACCCAGATCAATCTCTCCGGTCGGGCCAGAAAGGGACGCCGTGACGTCCATAAAAGAATAAGTAGCCATTCAGTTTCCCCTTAGCGAACGACGTTGATCTGCACATCAGCGAAATGCACCGCACCCGCCAGCTTACAGGCCACCTGAATTACCGGTGCCTTACGCGCTTCGCGGTCTGCCTGCGCCTGCTCGGAAATCGGCTGCGCGTACACGTAATACCCTTTCGTCAGGGTGTCGCCGGAATCCAGCTGCCCAATCGGGCCACCGCTCCAGACGCCAGCCGCCACCAGTCCGTTTGTGACAGACTGATCCATCGACTGTTCGACATTGGAAAGGAGGCGCGTAACGCCAGCATCGGTCTGTGGGACTTTGGTTGTGCTGGTGTAGAGCAGGTTATACAGGTTGGTCTGAACGTAGTTCTGCAGCCAGTCGAGCCCGTGGCGTTCATCGAAGAAATCACCGCTGGACATGACGCCCTGCTGCAGGATTGCCGTATCGTTCTGGTAGTACACAAACACGTTGCAATTCTTGGCATCCAGCGCCGCCGCCTGATTGGTGGTCAGGGTTTCATACGTGATCCCCGGCTCCTGTTTGAATTTCAGGGTAATGGTGGTGTTGCTGCCGTTGAAATTCACGGTAAACGCGCGGCCAAACGCTGACAGCGCGGCGTATTTGTTGCTGGTGGAATACTGCACGAACGTGCGCCCGTACTTTGCCGCCTTGAGTTTAGAGGCCAGATCGGTTGTCGACGTCGTGTTAATCGTTTCCGGATCGTCAGTAGTGATCGCCAGAATGCGGCTGAGGCTGGAAGCCTCAATAGCAGCGGCCACGCTCAGCCAGTCGGCATCGTCGATATCCTCATCATCCGCCACGGCCAGACCGTACCAGTTCGTGTAATTCAGCACGGCGTTCACAGCCTGCAGCAGGGTTTCCGTTGAACCGCTTTCAGCCGATACAAGCGTTTTCGCCCAGCGGCCCACATACACCTGTTGCGGTTTGGGCGACTGTGAGAAATAAACGGTAGCAGCGTCGTATTCCGGGCTATCCACGCCGAAATCAGAGCCGATATCTTCAGGGGATGAGTAAAGGCGAATGCGCTCCGTTACCGGAATAACCGTCGAGCTCCCGAGAATGAGCAGTGAGCCAAAGTTTCGACCAGTAGCCGCACGCGGCCCAATGATCACGTCGACATTAACGACGTTAGATACAGGTAATCCCTGCGGCATAATTTAGTCTCCGAAAAATGAAACGGGCGCATCTTCCAGCGTCCTGACGTTGTAGGTGCGAGTGTTCTTGCGGGACAGCGTGATGGTGAGGTCGTACCGCCTTACCCACTGGTTGTTGATGAGTTCAGGCAGGTTGTAGATGGTCCCGGCATCCACCAGCGAGAGGCCGGATAGATTCAGTTCGGCATTATTTTGCTCTACGAAAATCCCCGACCGGAATGTTGATGCGGTGCTGGAGCCCAGAGGGCCATAGAAGCAACAAATCACCGTGACCTGTTCCCAGGTCCACTGCTCTGATTGTTCATCCGAAACCTGAACATCAGACTGGCTTAACGGCTGCGGGACGGTGGTTATACCGAAACCGCACCAAGTGACTCCGTTCTTCGGGATAAGCGGCTGAGGGTCGGTCCAGCGAGAGAAAACAACTTTCGCTGGCAACCCCGACACGCCACGAATCCACCGGCTGATTTCCCGCTCCAGTTCTTCGTCATACTTTGGGCCTTCCCCGACGGGTGTCAGGTAGCCGCGCGCGGTGCTGTCGTTACTCAACTGGCGTCCCTCCGTCGAAATCCATCAGCTCACAATGGGCCTGCACAAAACCGGCACCGTAGCGGGTGTACGGGTCAACGAACGTCACACGATATTCACGGCCGCAATACGTCACCACATCAGCATCCAGTCGGGGGTTGGTGTCCGTTTCTGGCTGTCCCTGCGTCAGCCGGAACTGCGTCAAAATCAGGATCGCCCCGTTGATGTTCTGGCCGGCTGCCATGCGTTTGGCTTCGAGAGAGCGGTCTACGGTCACCACCCCGATAAACGGGATATCCTGCGGGGTGTTGGTCGGGAAATTATCGCTGTCGACCGTCTGTATCTGCCGGTGGCAAACCAGAGTGTCATCAGCGAAATCAGGATCGAGTAGAACCTCACTCACATCGAGAAACGGCATTATTTCGACCTCACGATGTAGTTGATGGAGCGCAGCAGGTAACCGCGGGCCCACAGGGGTTTGTCATCAATAATCGGGGGTTTTGAAGCCCGACGGCGTTTTATGGTTGCCTCGGAAAGGGGCTGTAACTGATCGCCTGAACTAATAACGGCTTTAGAGGCATCACGCGCGATCTGCCCGGCGCTTTCCAGTTCACGCATAGCCGCATCCTGTTTACCGTCCAGCGCCGCAATGGCCGCCGCTTTCAGGTGTTCTGTGGTGCGGGGCCTCGATTCCTCGATCCCCATATCCAGAAACGGGCGCGGTGGTAGCGTGACGGTTGTCCCGTCGATTTCAACCGTTGCCCCAGTCGACTGCAGGTAGCCGATTTCAGCGTTATTGATTTTTGAACCATCTTCACGAGACGCACTATCTGCCGGGATGCCCACCAGCACATCCATACCGGAAAGCTGCCGAAGGGATTCCAGCACCGCGACAGAATTATCCGTGGTAACCGTCAGTCCGCTTTTCACAGAAGCTGTCTCCCTCCAGCGCCGAACATAGACCACCACCAGTAGAACTCCCGCCCGTAGGCGGTGTTGTTCCAGAAACCAGCGTCAGGATTAATAACGCCGGTGGTGTCATAGCTCACAGATACCTTGTCCACCGATTTGGAGGACACGACACCCGCAGATCCGTTACTGTTCACGCCGCCAGCGCTCGCCGCAGAAAGTGTTTTCCCACGCAGTTCCGTATAGTGGGCGGTGAAAAGCTCAGCCAGATAGACGAACTGATCGCCGAGCACGTCCTGATTCAGGAGCGTGTCCGCCTGCCCCAGATAAAAATTTACTGAGGGGTCAGGGTAGCGGGTGGTGTCGGCGAATTCGGGGAAGTCGGTGCGGAACTGCTCGTTAGTTGGAAGCCTGCTGTTTTTTGGCATTTTTCGCGTCCCCACCGGTGTTCTCGGTTTTGTCCGTGGTATCGGCAGGTTTACCGCCTGCAGCTGCCAACGCTGCATCCAGCTGCGCTTTCAGGCTGGTAATTTCATTACCCTGCTCAGTGATGGTGTTTTCATGAACCACCAGCTGCGCTTTCAGGGTGTTATTTTCCTCGGCCAGCAGAACCAGGCTTGCCGCGAGGTCTTCGGCGTTCTGTTCTTCCGCCAGTTCAGATTCGTCCAGCGGCTTAGCGTAGGCTTTAAAGGCCCAGTGATCTTTTACGTTACCGGGGAAGAAAGAACCGTCATAGATACCCTGCAACAGCTCAAATTTAGTGCCGTCAGCGAAGCTCAGGGTTGCGCCACCAGAAACAACGTATTTCATGTTAATGCTCCATAAAAAACGGCGGGTTTCCCCGCCTGTTTCAGGTCAGGCCGCCGGAACGTCCAGGTAAGAGATCGTATTGGAATACGGAGTTTCCACCTGGCCCAGCTTGCCGTAGTAAGTGGTCAACTGCTGCAGCCCACGATATTCCAGCGGGGTGTTCAGCAGCGGAACCATCGGGAAGCGAACGTACTTTTCGTCCTGGGTGTAAGCGACGATACGATGCGCGACACCAGCGCCACGCCTGGAGGCCCATTTCATGGAGACGATCTCCAGTGGTGTGCCGTTTTCCTGGAACGCGATGGTGTTAATCTTCACGTATTCCAGTACGGAGATATTCCCTGCGGAGGAAACCTTTTTGCTCGCCAGCAGGCCGAACAGCTCAGGAGCCAGACCGATTTTCGCCGGGCACACCGCGTATCCAGAGCGAACCCAGCCATCGGACAGAACGAGGTTAATATCCTGAACGATCACATCCGGATCGGTGGTTGCGGTCCACGCTGCAGCGGCGGCCACTGGGGTAACATCCGGCAGGTTCAGCAGGCCACGAACGCCCAGTTCGGTATCACCGATGTAAACCTGTTCGTCGGTGTCCATCGCCCACTTCAACTTCATGCCTTCGTATTTCTGGACGTCAACAGGGCGGCCCAGCTTTTGCGCGGAGGCCAGTTCCAGCACCGTCCAGCCGATTTCCTGCCCCCATGGGGTGAGATTGTTACGAGTCGGCTGGATATCGAGTTCAATACCAGGAACGGCGGTGGATTTTTTACCGATCCAGTTTTTACCGTTAGGGTTAGGACCACCAACGCCGACGAAATCGGTGTTAGTGAAGGATGACACTTCATCAGCGATAGAAATATCGCTACGCAGCGGCATGTCGCGTGACCACTTTACGGAGGTCAGCGGCATGTTCAGCGTCTGATCCATGCGCTCCAGCTCCCCGACGAGAAACGCGCCGGAGGAGTCAATGGTCGCCTTATCAATTGTAAACATTAATTATTCCCTCAGATGTTATATGCAATTTCGATACGGCCGTCGGCGCTACCCGGCCCCATGACCTCTGCATTTGTCAGCTGAGGCGTGTTTGATGCGGTGGAGTCCGGAGACAGGACGAAAGAGCCAACCGGACTTTGAGTGGTGCCACCAGCCACGCGAACGTAAACCGGATCGCCTTTCTTCGCGCTTGTCGCGTTACCTGCGGTAGCAATAACGCAGATATAACCGCGTTTGAGGTTGTCGCCGACCTGATTCACGTTCACGCCGATATACGCCAGATCTGCCGTCGAGGTAATCGGGAACGGACGGACCAGAATCCCTTTCACTTTGCTGATGGTGTCGCCAGACTCCAGCGGAACGAATTTATCGTTCACGTATTTACCGGCCAGGCCGTACGACGCGAACTGCTTTGAGTGATCCAGGGTCACTGGTTCAATGGTGAGATCACGAGGACGGGTAACGCCCCCGGCAATGCCCAGGGGCATCCGCGTTAAATATGCAGTACCTGCCATGATGATTTACCTTATTTGTTTTTGGCCCAGAATTCGGCGTTGAGCTTGTTCAGTTCTGCCGGGGAGAGGTGCTTGGTGCTGGCTGCGCTGTCAGTGGTGCGGGTTCCTTGGTTAAGCGGTGCGAGGTGATTTTTCGCTTTGCTGAGTGCCAGCGCCGCAGTAAACACGGCATCTACCGTTGCTTTTGGCGCTTTGGCGAAATCACTCACACCGAACGATTTCAGGCTGTCGCCGGTACGCATCGCGTGGCTCAGCACCTGACGTTTCAGACCTTTGTCACCGGTTGGCTGGAAGCCCGGGCAGATGATTTCCGCATCGGCGATCAGGTTGCGTTTAAACGCAGCGTCCCCCGTTACTTTGCGGTCTTCTTCTGCGTCTTCGTCGCCAGTCATGTTGTTCGGGTCTGGGTCGCCGTCGGTGGTTTTACCCTCCAGCTTTTCCAGGCGGACCAGCAACGCTTTCGCCCAGGCTGGAATTTCTTCATCACCCGTGCCGGTTTTACCTTTGTTCGGATCATCTTCATCGGTAGTGGTGCGGTTCCCTTCTGGTAAGGCCGTAGCCTGTGAAGGAATGTTGATAGTGATAGAGGAACCGGGGATCGAAGTCATGCCATCAGACGGCATATCCGGCGCTTCATCGATGAGTTTTGCGAGTGCATCCTCATCTTTCGTCTTAATGGCCTGAGCCAGTTTTTTAAGCCATGACATTACAGGCTTCTCCTTTTTGGTTGATGGGATGGAATCCCCGATTGCACAGCGGCCACCAGCGCGCCCACGGTCGATGCCGACGGCCAGATGGTTACCTGTGATTTGGTGTTGCTTGCCCTTACCGGGTGCCAGCTGTTTGTACTGCGCGTCATAGCCGCAGCTGACGTCGGTCAGGCCATAGTTCACCGCGTCGATTGCTTCCTGGCGCTTAATCAGCACGTCAGCAATGAGCAGATCCGATTTATCACCGGTGCCGCGCCGGACGTTCTGAATGTGTCCGTGGGCCAGATCAGAAAAATTGGAAGGATTAACGAAAACGATGTTTCCGGCGTCGTCTTCCGGATGCCCCAACGTGACGGCCACGCCCTCAAAGCTCGCCATTGTCTCAGTGGAAAACACCTCGTCTTCCGTTCGCCACACCGTAACAGTACCGCTGGCGTCGGGTTCGAGGTCGATTTCCTCCGGTAAGTAGACCTGCGTTCCTGTTCGGGCGATCGGAACGTCTTTGCACAGCAGCGAGCCGTCCGCCTGTAGGTAGCGAGTTTCGCCCAGGCGTGTGGTGAAGAAATATTTCATGAGTTACCTGCTGAATTGCGGGCAATAAAAAGGCCGCTCAGTGGCGGCCTTGGTACGAGAATGTGTTTTAAACTCGGTTAAATGCGTTGTATTGCAGATAATTAGGGTTGATATCAAAATCAGCGCAAAGCTGCTTATCAATTGCAGCAAGCACATCCGACGCTGACATTGCGGAGTCAAATGGTAGAATTTGAACGCCATGCTTCATCGGATTGAACTCGGCATCATAAGCCGTATAAGAAACGAACCAGTCAGTCATTTAAATCCCCTAAATTGCGGTTATTGGAATTGCCAATCTACAACACCACCCCTTGAAGCAATCGGGGAATAAACAACGAATAGAGGAGTTTATCTTTCATAAACGCTCTTACTTCCTCGGCGCTGGCACCTGCACTTCCGGCCAGCACTCGCAGTTCGGTAGACATCCAGCGTGGCCGGTCATGCCGTCGAGCGTGGGAGGGTCATCCCAGCGCACGAATTTATCCTTCATGCCGCGATGAGATTTGCGCGTGCCTGCGCCGTGGATGCGCCACCAGTAGCCCTCCGAACCTACAGATAGCGCTCGGGCCTGAGTCAGCGCGCCGGTAGCGCGGCCAATCTCAGTTCGGGCTATCAGCTGCGCCCGGCTGGCTGCCACATCGCCAGAGGCCATAATCATCTCGTAGAGTTGTTCTGGACGCTCACCAGCAACCACCGCCTGCATTGCGCGCTGCTGGATATCCTTCACGCGATCGGCGGCTTCCAGCGGCAGGGATTTCATCAGCTGAATCTGGCGGTAAACGATATCCTGCGCCACCTGCCCGACGGGCGTATTGCCCACTACATCACGCAGGCCTGCGCCAATTTCCTCAGATACTGATCGCCACTGGTTCCATTCTTCCCGCTCGACCTGAATGAACATCCTGCGCCCGACCTGCTCGGCCCAGTCGCTGATCACCTCGGAGTAGTCCACCAGCGTTTTCGATATGTTGTCAGCGCTTACCTGTGAACCATCGTAGGAACCATCGACTATTTGCCCGATTTGGTTTGCTATCGCCAACAGGCTTTTTCGATACTGGATCTCCGATCGGCGGCGCTGGGATGGTTTCAGGTTCATCCTCCTGCCACTGGGACTTCGCATCTTCAATATCCTCGTCGGTGATTGAGCCGCCAATGCCGAGGACCTCAGAAAGATTTCGGAGGTCATTCAGGGCGGCGGCTGGTGGCATGCTCAGATCACGAACGGCGGTAGCCAGGGCGGTCGTCACATTACTTGCCATCGTCGAACGGTCTGTGTCCGACATTTCCCAGAGCTTGTTGAACTCGAAAGTGAAATCTTCCGGCAGCGGCTCACCGAAGAGGGAGCGCCACGAGATTTCCATCAGCCAGCGAATATGGCGACGAAGGCGGCGTTCCTGCAGCGAGTTCACGCGGCTGTAGTAGTTCTCCAGATCGCCGTCACCGGTGCTAAAGCCTGCTGGCGATTGGCCGAACAGGCGGACCAACGGGATGCCCGTCGCGCCTGATACCTGTTCTGCGAAGCGCAGTAAAACATCTGCGATACCTGCAAACGAGTAGCTGTGTGTCTCGAACTTATCGGCGGCATCCATGATGGTCATGCCCTCGATGGTCTGATACTCGCGGATCATGTCCATGTGCTTCATCAGCGCTTTTTCGAGGTCGCCGCCAGTGGCGAGGATATTCCTCAGCTTTTCGATGCTGTACGTTCGCAGGTGCGCTTTATGGATCAGCTGCGTGGTGCCGACAGTCGCGGTATCGAACGCCTCAATGCGTTCGAAAATTCGTTCAACTACCGACATGCCCCAGCCGTTCTCCGTCTGAGCCTGCTGGAATGGCAATGAATCGCCCTCCATGCGGATCAGGCGGGAGTGGTGAATTTTCCAGGGTGGGATTCCCTGCTGATTGGTGATCACCTTGTAGAACTTCGGCTTACCGAACTCGGGGCCGTAATCAGTCACCAGATCGTAATAACTCGGGTTAACCATCCAGCGGTCGAGGCACATCACGCCTTTGAATTGCCCCTCTTTGATGCGGTCCAGCTTCAGAGGGGTAGACATGTCCTGCCCCTCGATCAGCACCACCAGCAGCGCGCCGCCGTAAAGGCGCGACCATTTCAACGTATCGTTGAGGCCGTCCCAGATAGCGAGATCATCCCAGAAAGTGTCGACTTTCCCCTTCTGCCCCGGTTCCAGCTTAGACGTGATCGACACGCCTTTGCGGGTCATGTCATCAGCCATAGAGTCAACGCCAGCACCCACCAGGAAAGATGAGCGGTAGGCGAACTCCAGCATCACTCGGTTGCGGGTGATATACCCAGGCATGTACATGCCGCCGGTCTGGATGTTCTGAGTGTTATTGCCGAGTTTGGCTTTAAAGTTGTTATACCCGTCAGCTGTCGCAACGGGCTTTTGTGCGCCGTTTTGGCGTTTCTTTCGGGACATGTCACGCTCCGGCCAGTTTGGCCCAAACATCAAGAGAGGAATCCATCGGCGCGTAATTGATCATTACTGCGTCCGCGAGGTTCGGTGATTTGGTGCCGTCCGGCTGCTTGTCGACGAGAATTTTTCCGACGGCGTTTTTCGACCATGTGGGCTGTGAAAGCTCCATCAGCAGACGGTCTTTGTTCTCTATTTCGCTGCTTATTGAAATGATCTCGTCAGGGTTGTAGTCCATTCCCTGCAGCGCGCGGAAGGTGTTACGAAACAGCTTGCGGAGATGCCACCAGCTCTGTGCTTTGGCGTTCGCGAAGAAGTCTTTATTCAGGCGCGCCGCTTTACCGTTATCGCCAGGAACTGCTTCATCTTCCGGATCGAAAACACTGCCGCTACCACGGAAGGGCGTAGCAGTGATTGTTCCCCGACCCTCAGCCTGCCTGAGCTCGTTTATCACGCGAGCATCGCCGCGCGCACCAGCGCCGAGTCCATCTTCATCGAAACGGAATTCATCGAGGCCGTAATCGTCACAGTAACCAAACGATTTCACGACGGAAGCGTATATGTCGCTCCCTTCGCCAGACCATTCGTGGACACTCTGCAGGAGGAAACCATAACGGGCAGAAAAGCCGTTTTTGTCTTTCCCCTCGTCAGCGATATCCATTGAGCCAAGGCGTTGGCCGCTCGGTTGGATGCCCAGTTTGATATGCGCATCGACAGCAGCCTGCACCCATTCAGAAGGGATCAGGATACCCTCAGCAGATGCCTGGTAGTTCAGGTCCAGTTCCTGGGCGACGATGACCGGGTTATCTATTTTTTCGCATTCCTTGCGGTACCACTCATCGTCCTTGCGCGGGTCGCTGCGCCAGTGGAACGTAAACACCGGGATTTTCCCGCTGTGTCGCTTCTGAGCAAATGGGTTACTCATGCCGTTGACCGAAGAGAGGTCTATACGGCAGCGGGTTGTCTGGGAAAGCGCGGCATCGATGAGCAATGGACGCTGCAAGAAAGCCGCCTCATCCACGAAATAAAGCGTGGTACGGTCGCCACGACCGATGTTATCGCCAGCCTCGCCCTTAATGACTGCGCCGGTTTCCGGAAACTCCACGCGCATATAAGGCGCATGCTTTTTCTCATCCCATGAACCGCGAAACTCTACCGGAAGAAGTTCGACAAATTTTCGAGCTTTCCAGAACAGGGCTTTCGGGTCGCCGGTGCTATCGACGTATTCCTCTTTGCGGGAGCCGAATCCGATCACCATTTCTTTATTGAAAAGGCATAACGAACAGGCCAGGCCGATAGAGGTCCAGCTCAGCCCCATTTCACGGCTTTTTTCCGTCAGTCCATGTTCAAGACTGGAACGCCTGTCCATGATCCAGTTAATCCATTCCTCCTGACGGGGGAACAGCAAAAAAGGGATGGTAGCCGGGAGTCCGTAGTCGAGGTTTCGCGGGTCCGTCGTCATACCCCAGTCAATGATGAACTGGGCCGGATTAGTACGATAAAACTGACGAAGGGCTGGAAGCATTTCAGGGGTTTTCCTGATCCGCTCCAGCCTCTCCATTCTCCAATCAAACACGGCGTTGTAGTCCGGTTTGTGGAAATCGAAAGGGAACGGGATCGGCACAGGAGCATTCCTCTAATTTGCATTCTCAGCCCAGGAATTTTTTATAGGCTTCGGCAGCCTCCTGCGGAGACAACGACACGGTTTCCGTTCTGATTGGCCCACCGTCTTTGCCGGTGCTCTCAACTTTGAGCCGGTTGGTGTAGGCATCGCCAACTTCTTTGGCTGCCTGCTCGATCAGCTGGGCCGTCAGGGAGAAGTTCTTCATCCCTTCCGTTCGGGTAGCCATGCGGTCAAGCACCCGGAGGCGATATGATTTGTTCGCGATCGGAATGTCGCTGGTTTCGGTCAGGAACCGTTCGCGCGTCGCGTGGAACATCTCGATCCACTTTTTGGCGAGCGTCTTACCGCTGGCCTTCGTGGGGTCGTGAGATTCAGCCTGCTGGCGGGTGATCCTGATCCCGAATTCTTTTTGGACAGCCTCGACCACCTGCGATGGCGTGTCATAGCACGCAAGCGACTGAATGATGAAGGCTTTCACATCAGGTTTTAATGCAGCCATAAATCACCATTCGTCTTATACAGTCCAGTATTTAAGCCAGTCGCAGCATGCACGTCCCGCACGCTCTGGCAATATCGAGATGAGCAACCTCCGCTGGCTGATTCGCCGCATCAATCATTTCCTGCACGTCCCGGCTCGCACCGTAACGGCGAACCACGCCCACAAACTCTTCCACGTCATGGCCGCGCAGCTTCAGCTTTGGCTGCCCTTCCTGCGTGAACTTCGGCGCACCAAATTCATCTGTCGCTTGGCAGATGTGATAAAGCTCGTGCTCTATCAGCGCGCAGAATTCCAGATCGGAACATTGCGAGCAGTAATCGGCGGCCAGCGTGATGATGAACTGCGGCACCCTGCCGAACCATTCATACATCTGCTGCTCCATCCGCGCTTTCTGCCAGCCTCCAGCCCGCATTGCCACTTCTTCCGCCTGCCCCAGCACGGACCGCCCTTTCTTCTCGAAAGTGTTCGACGCCCAGAGAAAGCACAGATCCGCTTCAAGCAAATGCTGGTGGTCAGGGTTGTAGAGGTCACCCTCATCGCTCAGGATGTGCTGATTCAGCCACTCGCCAACGTCAATGGCGGGCATTATGCTGATGTAAGGCTTCGGGTCAGGTGGCATCGTAAAATGCGCTGGTGGGTGTGGTCTGTTCATGAATAATCCCAGTGCTCCATTATCGAAGCCCCTCAGTGAAGGGCTTCTGTAATGTCAGTCCCGGACGAACGTAACCTTTGTGGTTATCATTCGCCGTACAAGGCGCGTCGCTTCGCGTTGCATTTCATCAATTACTTTTGGCGTCAGCGGCTGACGCGCATATTTGCGCTCAATCTCTGCAAAAATCCCGTTCAGCACCTCGCTGTCTGGTGGGATAACTTCAACGTTTAATCGTGCCATCGGTTTGTCCTGCCCTGTTGTTCTCGAAAATCCTGATATCAGCCTTATCCCTGTTGCACTGCGCCAGCGCTGACAGCAATGCGACATTCAGGTCAAGACTTGCTCCCCACGTAAACGGGTCGGGTAAGTCTGGCTGCGGTGTTTCAGCCGTCAGGCTGTCTGGTAACGGGACTACCGGAACCGGCACGTAGACTGTTCGCGTATTCGTGCAGCCGCTTAACTGCGCCAGAAGGCACAACACGAACAGCACAATCATCATCCGCAACAGCAGCTTTGATATCGTTCTCGGCTCTCTGTGACTCCAGTGCGATCTGCTGCTTAGCATGTTGGTTTGTCTCCAGAATGATGTTCGTTATTGCCACGGTGCGCAGGACATTCGCGGTGATTGTCTCAGAGGAATCAGCACGCTGTTCTGCATCGTCAGCGCGACGCTGTGCCTCCAGGAATTTTCCATGGTAGTGATCCGCTGACCAGACAAGACCGCCTGCAATACAGGCGATAAACGTCACTATGAGCACCCAATAACTCATTTTCATACCAGCAGCGCCGCCCGCGCTTTGTTGTAGCGGATCTTACGGTCCTCAATGCCATTCAGGCCGCCGTTAATGATGCGCGTAACACGAGTAATATCGGCACCGTAGGTCATGCACCCTTTGGATGTGTAGAACCAGGCGGCAGAGCGTGCTGCCTGAAGTTCCTGTTCGAGCTGTTCAGGTGAAGTAACGAGGTCTAACTTCAGCGCCGCCCCGCAGGTGCGATAATTGTCGAGGCCAGTGATTTGAATTAACCCTCTGCCGCGATATTTCCAACCGTCGCCTGGCGCTTTGTTACCCAGGCGGTTGCTATACACCAGATTGGCGATAGCATCCTGGCGGGCTGCGTGTTCGGTTGTTCTGCCAAGCGCATCAGCTTGCTGCTGTGTGATCCTCTTTCCGAAGGTCGCCACCAGCGCAGATGGTGTGTAGTTCAAATTTTCAACTACAGCGCTAAAGCCACCTGACTCATGACCGACTTGAGCGATGAACATGGCCTGATCCGCAGGTGCTGTAATGCCAAATTCTTTCATCGCCGCATCTACTGGCTGAAACCAGCGCGCAGCCAACCCGGCGCTGATACCAGCCGCCATTTGAAATTGAGATTGATTCATTTATTTTCCTCAGTGCTGCCAACTCCGGCGCGTCTGGCAACGATAGCGAGCGCCATGTCACGCAGTCTGTCCGCTCCAACAAACCCGACGAGCGCACCAACGAATGCCCCTGAATTAGCAGGCAGCCCCAGGTATTCCAGCAATGCGGAAACAGCCAGCGCGAATATGCCGCAGATTAGCGCGCCAGTGGCGGTGTAGAGTTTCGGCTTCCCTGCGCGTATGTCGATAAGCGCGGAGATGCCCAGAGCGCATAACCCGGCGTAAACTGACGGCAGATATAGCGCGATCCATTTCATGGTTTGTTCAAAAATCCCGTGAGAGCTATTCATAGGTTCACCTCGCCTGTTTGCGGGTGCTGTGTGCGAAACTGGAATAAACCCAAATGCAATGGGCTAAGAGGGGACTAAACGCGGCGGAAAGCGGACGAAGCGACGCCCTTGCGCCCTAACTGGCATTCGATGGTGTTCTGTTCGGCGCATTTGAAGCCCTGCTCAGCAAACCAGCGCTTAATACCGTCGTCAGTGAAATACCAGATGTGCTCGTTCTTCCTGAAATGGTGCGAGCGAAGAATGTCTCCGGCATCAGTAAAAATGGGGATCGACACGAAAACAAACTCTGTAGCCTGCTGTACCGCCAGCTCCGGCTCGTCGATGTGCTCCAGTACATCCCACATCGTCAGCGCGCGCCACTGACTGGCGTAGAGGTCAGCGAATGCGCCCCGCTCGTTCAGCCAGGTGATACCAGCCGGATTAACGTCATACCCAAGCGTTCCCGGTCGGGTAGAGACGAACTGACCGGCACCGATACCAACGTCGAGAACAGGACCGTGAAAATGGCGCGCCACCAACTCAATACGGGATTGCGTTAAGGCTCTGCCCGTTTCGGTGTCGGCCAGCTGCTGATACTTCGCGAAATACTGCTCGTCATACGGGCGTGACGCTGGAACCGGATAACGACCGATGCCCAGCTCCGGGAGGAATACCAGCCCGCTGTTCAGTTCCTGATAAAACGACTTCATTCAGCCAGGCCTCGAATTTTGAATCAAAGTTGGAGATGCGTTTGTCGCAATGGTGATCCCACGCTTCGCAGCGACAATAATTGTCCGGGATAGCCCAGCCAACACGGGATAAATCCATCGCCGGATCGGTGACTATTTCGGGAGCGTTATGCCCACCGCGCCCACCAGCGACAACGTAAACAGGTGTTTTGTACGCAATGGCAGCGGGCAGCGCCCAGCCAACAGGCGTAATCACGACAGCGGCATGCTCAACCAGGCGCATCAGCTCTTTGATATTGAGCTCGCCAGCGTGCATTTTCAGATCCGCCTCTGGTTCTTCACCCACCAGCCACTCTTCCCCGTCCTGCAAATCCGCAACGCTAATCACGCAGAAATGTTGCCGCAGGATTCTCGATGCGCGCAGGAGGTAATCGGGGTCAGGGTTTCGGGAGTCGCTACGCCATTCAGAACGAACCGTTGCCGGACGGATAACGGCGATCGGCTTTTGGTGCGTAAACTGCGCCGGGCCAAAGGATGGCAAATCAAGCGCTGCTGGCGTTACGCCGAACTGGCGGCGCATGGCATCGAATATCGAACCGCGCCGCAGATCATCCGGGCCGTAAAATATTCGCTTCGTCTGGCGTGGCGATGGCGGCAGATAAAACTTTGCGGAGCTGCGAAACTCATTTTTACGCTGCGTTCTCAGAGTGGTATCACTTCGGACAGCTTTAACTGGCAGGTCTTCGTAAAGTTCCGGCCATGCCGTCTTAATGAATGTCCCCGCAGGCAGCTGTTTGACGAAAGCGCGCTGGTAAATGGTGTCTCCCATTCCCAGCATGCCATCAATGTAAATCGGAGAATTCAGCATGTAACCTCGCTGATCGCCGCTTCAAGAGGTAAACGACGAAAGCAATTAAGCGCCGTCTGGCGGCTGCTGTTGATGATATTGACGTTTCCACGCAGCTGCGCCGCAACCCTGGCAAACTCGCTATGCCAGCGCTTCACGTTAGCTGCTGTCGGATTATCAAGGGCGGTGTGATCTCCATGCCAGTGACTACCGTTTGAGATCGAGCAATCGAAGCCGAGCAGGATGATGCGCATGGCCCCGAGCCAGTGAGCAAACAGGATCGCTCTCTGCCCCGAATTGAATGTGCCGCTGGTATCTGTCGGGAAGAGGTTCACTCCGTATCGGGTGTGTGCTCTCCGGTTACATGACCAGCGTTCGGGGCCATCGGGCAGCGCGGGAATGTTCACATCCCACCAGCGCAGATCGCCAGCGTAAATGTGGGTGCATTCCGGTATGGCTCGCCACGATGAATTAACCGCTATCACAGGAAGCCCTGAGCGTGCAGCTATTTGACAGTCAACGGGAGTAAGGGACGGGCCAGAAGCGCAGATGATCGCCGTGTACATACGTTATTCACCCGGTGGCATTGAGCCAATAAAAAAGCCCCTGCATTTCTGCAAGGGCTTAAATGTGGTTCCCACCGCTCCGCGCAAGGCATCTCCGCTGGTGGGTAAGCTCTTTCGCCTTTGACGTCCGAGCATATCTGAATTATGCAGTTTCAAAACTCGTTTTCAAGTCTTTTTCGCAAGTTTTTGCATTTTCGAAGCCTAATTCATCTTTTAGCGTGAAGAAGACAGCAGAGTTGAACAACTCAATACACCAGCGCACACGGTCAATACATTGCTTTTCGGTCAGAAACGGCGCGTAGTAATACTGCATCCATCGTGCCATGCCATTGATGGTTTTCCGCCAGGTGTAATAGTCCTTCCCTATCTCATACACGGGATTACCCGGCTTGAAGGACTTCAGGATGATAGCCTCCATGAATGCAGCTTCCTCTTGATCCCCGGCGTTGCCGATCAGGTCAGAAAGTGATTTCTTCGGCCAGATGATGGCTTTCGCCTGCTCAAACAACGCATCGCCGGTATAGCCAATTTTACGCAGACCAGACAGCACGGTAGCGATCCGCTCCTGCTGCTCGCCAGTCCAGCCGGTCAATATCATTGACCACATACCACCGCCACCAGAAAGGTGCTCTGTTCCGCTGCCACCGTACATGCCGCCCCAGTGGTTCAGCAACGAACGAACCCAACGGCTTTGCGATGGTGTAAGTCGGCGGTATTTCCCCAGGTAAGATCTGCGTGGAGCTGCTGCTAGCGTCACCCAGGCGTTTTGCGGGTTGGTACGCTCAACAGACGCTTTCTGGTAATTGTTAATGTCGTTGCGTGTCATTGTCCGTTCTCCCGAATGATGATCTGGCCTTTCTCGCCCCATAGCTTTGTAATGCGACAATCCCAGACACTGGAATCATCATCAAACAGGGCATCCATCAGTGCTTTAAGCATGTTGTCGCAGTCTGGTTTTGACTGGTGCGGCTTGCCGTTGAGCTGTTCCCGCTTCTTTTTGCTCCAACTCGGGGGCATTGGCATAACGAAGGTGATATGCGCGCCGGACTCAGGGAGATTGATTTTGCGCAGACGTGCTTCATCGCAGGATGCGCGGTAACGCATGACCGCAGGCCGTGTTTTCCATTTGTCGGCGCGGGTCATACGGGGCTTGCCGATCGTGGTGATGTCGTAAATTTTCATGCTGGCACCACCAGCCCAAGGCGGGCTATCTGGATAACGGTCAGAACGATAGCGCGGTCCATAAGCTGGCGACGTTCGTCGCGCGATAGCTTGCTTCCGTTGTCGATGCTGTCGTGGCAGCAAACGCAGATCGCCGCCGTGGCGCAATCATCAGCTTTCAGGCCCATGCCTTTGCCTTCATTGCGATGTGCTACCTGCGTCCCCCATGAACCGCATAACACGCACTGCTCGATCTTTCCGACAGCAGCGAGCCATTTTTTGCTACGGTAGATAGCCATTACGCTGCCTCCCGATACGAGGATGCCCACCGCTCTGGAGTTGGTGGCAGAACTGATTCAATGGTGTTTTTCATGATTGCGCATCTTCCACGCAAGACGAGTGCTTTTACTTCTTTCTCACTCAAACCTTTTGAGTAATCTGCCTCCCGGATCGCACGGGTTAGTTCGGGGTATTTTTTGTCGAATTTGGGAACATTGCAGGCTAAATTTGTGCTATCTGCTGTTGTTAATGGGTAATTTCCCAGCACCCTTCCATCGAGCATGCGCAGACCATGAATCAGCGTCCTGAAGTTATGACGGCAATAAATTGCCTCAAACGCTTCAGTCATACGTGCATGCCATTGGCGGGTTCGAATAACTGCGAATTGACCAGAAGACCCAAAGCATACTCGCGGCCAGTTTCGGCACAATTCAACTAAGCGATCAATGCTCTCATGCAAGTGCCATACTGGAACCGCCTTATCCTTGAACATTGATGGCACCTGCTTTATCAGAGTGTCGTTATCTTCTTCCCCGCCTTCCACAACATCCGGGATAACGAAGAATTTAACCTTCGGATGGTGATACCAGTTGATCAACCATTGATAGAATTGGACCCAATCAATAACGAGACCACGCTTCCATGCCGAGAAAGCACCATTATCAATTCCAACCTCTACTGCATGGTTAATTGAAGCGGCTAACTGATCTGGTCGGGCGTAAGAGACAAATGCACCAGCCCCGGTTACGGCAATTCGGTGGACTGAGCCTGAATCCCCCCAAATAGGGGTTCCATGGAAGTGAGTAATCATTTTTCACCCCAACGCTTTGCCCACTCGATTTCATTGCGGGATTGTTCGCTGAAGGTGACGCCCTGCTGGGTGCCGAACCAGTAAATCGCCTCGATGACCTCTACCATCTGGGGAATGGTCATTTTGCTGGTGCGCTGGCCGAACATCACGACGCCGCCATCAAGCCCGGGGGCCATTCGCTGTTCCTGCTTTTTGGTCTTCGCCACCAGCGCGGTGATGAGGTCTTTCCAGTCGTCGGAATCGTATTTATTGCCGAACCAGAGAACCTGGTCGGAAAGATCTTTCAGTAGCGGCCACATCTTGCGATTTTGAATAGCGGTGCGCGTCGACTCTTTGACGTCGAGTATCAGCGGGCGCTTACTGTCGACTGGCAACTGACGAATGTAGTTGATAGCGTTCTGCTTAACGCTTTCGTTAACGAGGTGGAATTGTTGGCTCACGCGTCACCCCCGAAGAGGTTAAGCGACAGATACGACAAATCTCTGACGTCGGATAACGTCAGGCGATTGTGTTTAAGCTGGTGGTGCTGCGCCATGGTGTTCTCCGTGGCGCGAATGTCCGGGTGTCAGTTGTTCAGGCTGACAGGGATATTATGGCTGGGCATTGTGGCAAAAGCAATTTAACGCCGACAAAAAAGCCCCCGAAGAGGCTTGTATGTTATTGATTACATTGTGACATGTCACGCCGTCAATTTGGTTTCGTGCCAACCACGCGTAACCCAGCATTGCGAATCACCGTCGCACGGACACGACTTAACCGGCAGCGCATCTCCGCATTTACCGCAGCGGTTCGCGCTGATTGACTTAATGCGACCACGAACGCGGGCATCGTCCTGGCGGATCAGCATTGCGACGTATTCGCTCATTTCATACGGCGCTCGCCCTGGGCGGCGTAATACACAATTACGTTCCAGCATCTCCAGTTCCTGCGTATCAAGTATGAGCTCAAATTTACGCCCACCAGCTGCGGCTTGCCGGGCGCGCTGGGCAGCTTTGCGTTCAGCGGCGGTTTTAGCCATTATCCGGCCCCTTTGGCTTGTGGATGCGAATAGTCATACCACTTTCAGTGGTGACCACCATGGCATTCCCCGGCTGGATATCCCCAAGGTTAAACGCCTCGTAAAAGGAATCCAAAGCCAGCAACTTCTCATCCTTACGATTCCACCACCGCCAGCCTTTGCGAAGTGCTATGCCGAAAATCCATTTCCCTGCCCTGTAAGCCATAAAAAACCAGATGAGCACCACCTGAAAGAGGACAATCCAGTCAATAATTGTGTATTTCGCGAAAGAGTTCATCACATCACCTCCTGCTGCGGTGCTGCTGGCAGTGGCATCCAGTGAATGATTTCATAGCGACTAAAACCAACCCTAAAATCGCGCCAAAATCCGTTTTCATGACAGCAAATAAATTTGTTGCCACCAGCATCGGAAACGAGAACATTTACCCTTTTTGCTGGCATGCGATCACTACATCTCACCCATTTCCCATAGTCTAAATCTGTAGTGCTTACCCACTCTTCGCCCGTTTGCTCATTGAGGCGCTTCAGTAACTCGCCAATCGGGAGAAGATGGTTACAACTCTGCCAATCGTTCTGGATATGCTGGCGCGGCTCTCCGTCCTTCGGTTCAGGCCACTGGCGCGCCATATTCACTTTCAGTTTTTCTTCCATCGCTGCTGTGATTTCGCCGTCAGAGATGCCGGCACGCCGCTGGGCATCCCACAAGAGGAACTGGAGATCCGCCCATTCGGATAAATCATCTGGCGCGGCGGCGGCCTCCAGCGCTTCTTTCGCAAGGTGTTTCAGCGGACCGACTGGACCAACATCCCCAAAGGTTTCCTGTGACCATGCAGCGTGCCGATCACGTATCAACCTGCGTAATTGCGCCGATGATGCTGACTCGCCGATATTGATGGTGTTCCTGTTCATTGTGATGCCCCCGGAATAAAGCAAAGGAACCATGCGTATGCTACTAACGCCACCAAAACCCTTACGGCAAACATCGGTTTGATGAAGCGAAACGGGTTTTGCCACATCACGAATGACATCAGCCCCAGCACAGCGACAGAAATACCAATGACCATCGCGGTTATCTTGATCAATACAAATACTTCGTTCACTGGGCAGCCTCCTGAATAACAGTACCTTTGGATTCAATGCGCTTATGGCGCTCCCAAAACCACTGGTGCAATTCCATTAACTCTTTGTCGAGTGGCGCGTATTCGCGGTCAAAGTAGGCCTGAGCGTCTTTCTCGTCCTCGTTGGGTAGCTCACCAGGACCAAGCAGGGTGTTAAAAATCCATGCCATCCCGTTCTTGGCGTCGCCGGTGGTGCGCCAGTCGATAACAGCCGCTTGCATGACAATCAGGTTCTTACCGAACATCCGATCAAGCTCTTTGAAGCGATTCCGAATGTACTCGTTCTCGTCTTTCAGCTCGGCGTTCTGCTTCTCTGCGTCAGCCAACACATCAGCGCGAGCACGCTGCACATCCAGTTGCGTAGCCAGTTCACGCACCAGTGCGGCAGACTCAGCGCAATGCAGCTCTTTCGCCAGCGCATGCCCGGCAGCTACGAGTTCTTTAGTTTTGTTGGTCATACCGCACTCTCCTGATGAATGATTTCCAGATCCAGCTTTTGAGCCAGAGCGTGTTCCGCTTTTGCGCCTGCGGAGTTCTGCCAGCCGGACAGCAGGAAAATGCCGTCAGCGCAGCGGAGCATCGCGAGACAAATATCCATGTACTCTGGCTGGCTCAGGCCATCGGGAAGCGTCGCAGGGTTTAACACCACATGGCCTTCCGACGACAGGCGCATAGCCTCAAAATGGAACGCAGGGCGGTTAAATTTCGGGATGCCGGTCATTGGCCCAGCAATGTAAATTTTCATCAAAATTCCCTCTTTTTGTTGGGTCTGGCATCATTCGCGCGGCGTTTCTGCTCAGCAGCAGCCTGGTCACAGTCGTAGATCGCACCGTTGCGCTGGTCGCAATACACAACGCCGGTCGGGCCGTGGCGGTTCAGGCGCAACAGCAATTCGGTAGCCGCCTGATCTGCGTTTTCGTCGTATGCGCCTTCGCGGTAGATGCCGATCCAGTAATCACAATCCTGCTCAATCTGCCCGGTGTCGCGGGAATCACTCGGCATCGGGCGTTTGTTAGTGCGCTTCTCCAGATCACGGTTCAGCTGGGTAAGCAGCACCACGATGCAGTTCAGTTCCTTCGCCAGGTTCTTCAGCCCCTTCGTGATAATCCCGTAGGCCAGATCGTTACGGTCAGCCTTGTCTGCGGTCATCAGGGTCAGGTAGTCCACCAGCACCATGCCGACAGCGCCGCGTTCGCGTTTAATGCGGCGTGACTCTGCGACGATGTGCGCCAGCGTGATCCCGGGCGTGTCGTCGACGTAAAGGTTTCCGGTCTGGGCCAGACGTCCACCAGCGGCAAAAGCCATTGCCACCTGCGCGTCGTCGTACCGATCGCCATAAAACACGTCGGTATTCACGCGACTGACCTGCCCGATCATGCGCTCCACAATCTGCTTATCCGGCATTTCGAGGCTAAACATCAGCGCGGGGAGCTGCTCAACTTCGGCACAGTTGACGGCCAGCTGGCTATACAGCGTGGTTTTACCCATCTTCGGACGTGCGCCGATCACCATCAGAGCACCTTTAACCAGTCCTTTCGGTTGCAGCAGGTCATCCAGCGAGCCAATCCCCGTCGACAGTCCACGCGTTGCGTCTGAGTCGCTCCAGCGCGCTTCCACCTCGTCCACCCAGTCGCCCATCACTTCCGAAAACTCGCGGAGCCCCCGGCGGTTACCGGTTTTCGCGTAGTCAGCGATATCAGTGAACAGGGTCTGAATAGCGTCAAACTTCTGGCTGGTGGTCATCCCGTTGCGGGAATACAGCAGCTCGGTGGCGCTGTTCAGCTTGTCAATGCCGTAACGCTCCATGGCTTTCTCGCGCACCAGCATGGCGTAGTGAACGATGTTCGCCGCGCTGGGAGTGTTTTTGGATATCTCGGCCATGTAAGCGAAGCCACCAGCCTGCTCGCCAAGCCCTTTAGATTCCAGCGACTCAATCAGGGTGATCAGGTCGATAGGCTTCTGGTTGGCTGCCAGCTCCCGCATCTCGGCGAAAATCACCTGGTGGGGGCGGATGTAGAACGATTCTGGTTTGAGCATCGACATGGCGGTCTGGCAGCGATCGCTACCGCTATCCAGCATCATGCCGCCCAGCACACTTTGTTCGGCTTCGATGTTCTGCGGGATCATGTTCATGTCGGTCATAGCGCTTTCTCCCTGGTTTTCAGCAGGGTGTCAGAGCGCAACAGATAATCGAAACTGGCGCGCCAGCCTCTGTCGTTCTCACCGAAGTAAAACTTTGGTGCTCGCTCAGCGAAAGCGGCGAAGTAATTCTCCACCGCCTCGACGGTTGGCTCTTTCAGTTCGGTCAGCAGGCGTTTGATAGCACGGCGACGTTTGTCGTTTAGTGCCTCTGCCTGGGGAAGGCGGTCTCCCAGGGTGGTGTTGTATGCAGACAGCACCGCCTGGTAGTCGATCTGAGTTTTCTTTGTGACAGGTTTTTCTTCCTGCCCGACACACTCCCCCTCTGGGGGTAGGGGGGTATTGTTTATTGTCTTTTGTATATTGTCTTTTGTGGTTAGCAGATCCTGCTTAGTTTCAAAAGCAGATTCTGCTAAGGTTTCACCATCATCCTTAGCACCTTCCGCTAATGTTTCCTTAGCACTTTCAGCTAAGTTTTTATTAGCAACTTCCGCTAAAGAATCCTTAGCAGGTTTAGCTAATGTTTTGCAGAATCCGTTAATCTTTGTTTTCCACTCGATGATGCTGGTATTCATACCCACGCTACGCCCCTCCTGGACCAAGACTTTTTTGGCAACAAGCTGATTTTTTGCAGTCGAACAGTGTGTGTGATGCTTGGCAATCATCTGCTCAAGCTGGTCATTGCTAACCCAGTCCATCTTCTTGTTGTAGCCGTACGTCTTGCGCCAAACAGCGAGGACGACACACAGCTCTGTTTCGCTTAGTCCGGATGCCATGACAGCATCGAGAAGCTCATTAGCAACACGAGTAAAACCATCTTCCAGCTGCGCCACGCGATGCTCCACGACCTCCAGCGGCGGCCTGTAGTCTGCTAACTTAACGACGCCCATTTTTCACTCCCGACGTAGCGAGAGCCAGACGGATCACGCCAACAAGACGTTCGGCGAACGCCCTGTTTTTTGACGCGGCAACCACCAGCCCGTCAGGGGAATCCTGAAGGCGTCGTTCCTCATTTTCCTGGTACTTTTTGCGCTTTGGCATTAGAATTAACCTCGCAATTTACTGACGTTTGTTGCACCTGAGAGCCGCTTGTGTTCGTGCACAGCGGCTTTCGCCTTTTCAGAACAGGCCCGGCTGGGCGTTCCGTTTAACTTTTCGCTTCTCAAAGCGGTCAGCGGGTAACTGCTGCTTCTCCGCCCTCAGTTTTGCGTGCCGTAAAACATCATCAAAAATCTTCCCCTTTCTGCTTGCCTGGCTCATGCGCTTGTACATGTCGATAGCCTGGAACGCCCCCCCCCTGAGCCACACCCAGAGAGAAACCGAGCTTCAGCAGTTCTTCACGCACATGCTTTTCGATGAATTCGATATGGTTCATGGTTTAATCCCACCCCAGCGGCCCCGGCCTTGCCCGTTCGGCTTTCAGCCCGATATCAGCGAGCGTTTCGACTGAGGCCAGATATTCACGCGATACCAGCACTGCTTCCGGTGGTGCGGCCTGAATCCCCAGGAAGGCCAGCTCTTTCGCCATGGTGCTGAAATGCCCTTCGGCTTTACGCCTGCTGGCTGTCGACTCGCTGATGCCCATATGCTCGGCGTAAGACTTCTGGCCCACTGATGCAAGCCGGTTGAGCAGGACGCTTTCGATCTCAACCGGATTGATAACTGGCGGGTCTAACTTTCGTGCGATTGCGTTCTCCATGGGTGATAATCCTCATAAAGTGAGTTACGCCACTGGTTTGACTAAATGGCGTGGTTATTTGGATGTGGGAAAATGGATGGAAGATCAGGCCGAAATTCGTATGCCTGAATCTCTCCGTTAACGGCATTAACAAGGTCTGGGACATGAACAGGAGAAATACGCTTCTTCCCGTTCAACCAATCACAGATCGTTGATTGAGCCTTTCCACAGCGTTTAGCTAACTCTTTCTGACTACCGACAAGGGCAATCGCTTTTTCTACTGCGGGGTTCTTCATAATCACCTCAGCTATCAGTTTAAAGCGATTATGTATATCACTTTAGCGATTGTCAATCGCCTATGCGATTCTTTGCCAAACAATCGCCTTGGCGATACTATTTAAAGAGGACTTAAAAAGAGGCTTTTATGGGATTCTCAGAACGCTTAGGGCACGCAATGGACGTCGCTGGATACACGCAGGCTAGGCTGGCGAAAGATGTAGGCATGGCTCAGTCCAGCGTAAATAAGTTACTTAAAGGTGCGAACGGCTCACGAAAAACAGTAGAGATCGCATCTGTTCTGGGTGTGCGTCCTGAATGGCTTTCAACGGGGCAAGGTGAGATGTTGGAATCTGGCATTCGCGAAGCAAACACGCTATGCCAAATTAAACCAGTTATGAATGAGGTTTACCGCGTGGATGTGCTTGACGTTAAGGCCAGCGCCGGTCCTGGCTCGCTAGTTACCAGTGATTTTATCGAAACCATAAGAGCAATCGAATACACAACTGAACAGGCTCGCGCACTTTTCGGAAACCGCCCCGCAGATAATGTAAAAGTTATCACTGTTAACGGCGACAGCATGGATGGAACCATCTCACCAGGAGATCAAATTTTTGTTGATACTGGCGTGACTCATTTTGATGGTGATGGCGTTTACGTATTTGTGTTCGGAAAAACTCTGCACGTCAAAAGACTTCAGATGCAAAGAGATCGGCTTGCTGTCATCTCAGACAACCCTATCTACGAGAAATGGTATGTTGAGTCAGAAGACGAAGATCAGTTCTACGTAATGGCTAAAGTGCTACTAAGACAATCAATAGAGTACAAGCGCTTCGCATAAACCCGGCTTGCCGGGTTTTTTATTGTTCCTGACCTGATTAAAATTCCCCCAATTCCTTCGCTAATATCATTTCATCGCACATTTCCCAATCAAATAAATAATCTTATAAATCATAAAATTATCGCTTTAGCTAAATAAATTATCGTTTAAGCGATTGACTCAAATAATCGCTTTAGCTATTGTTAGCTCATCCAAACAACGCATTCAAACGCGAATGCCCGGGTAAAAGTTCTGGCAGCCGGGAAGACGGCAAGGGGATGAGATGGCTAATTACGGCACAACAACATTACCAAGAAACAGTGTTCTACCTGGAATGTTGGTTAAGTATCAGGGGCGCACATACCGTGCTTCAGCAAACGTAGGAAAAGGCTTGTATCTGTTCACTTTGTTCGAACGTCTGCGAATCACTAGTGAAGAGATAGAAGTCTATCTCAACCAGCACGGTAAACCTGCCATCCATTAGCAGGGAATCAGTAAAACCAAATTTAACAAACAGTCGGCTTATTCAGCGGCGGGATTCTTACAACCTTTTTAAGAGGAATGGATATGCAGGCTACGACCAAACAGCAGCAGGCGATGAACCTTATCGCGTTGCTGTGCCTGATGTACCACTTATCGCCAGCTGACCTTGAGGCCATCGCCCACCAGCTCGCGCACTTCGATGCAGTTTGTGATTACAGAACACAGGGGATTAACAATGCTGCGTGTCATTGATACCGAAACGACTGGGCTGGAAGGCGGCCCGGAAACCGTGGTGGAAATTGCCAGCGTCGATATTGTCGACGGGGTGATCTGCAACCCAATGAGCGACCTCGTTAAGCCAGGCGTGGCGATCGGTTTTGAGGCCATGGCGATTCACCATATCACCGAAGACATGGTGGAAGGCGCGCCGCTGCTCAGTGAAGTAATTGGCCGCTATATGGGTGCCGATGCATACGTCGCCCACAACGCGAAGTTCGATAAAGCCAAGCTTCCCGCAATGAACGCTCCATGGCTCTGCACCGCCAAGCTGGCGCGTTCGCTCCTGCCGGAGCACAAGAGCCACAGCAACCAGTACCTGCGTTACAGCCTCGGGCTGAAACCGGAAGTACCAGAAGGGCTTTACGCTCACCGAGCGCTGTATGACTGCTACGTCACCGCCGAATTGCTGCTCTATATGGGCCGCCTGGCGAAATGGACGATGGGCGAAATGCGCGCCATTTCCAATAACCCTTCCCTGCTGCATGCGCTCCGCTTCGGTAAGCATAAAGGCGTCTCGTTCGCAGAGCTGGCAAAAACAGAACCGGGTTACCTGCGCTGGCTCGTTGCCAACAGCGACGACGAAGACGTGCTGTTTACGGCTGAACACTGGCTGAACGGGGGTAAATGATGGGTACTCCAGTGCTGATCCTCGGTGACTCTGGCGCGGGCAAGTCCTACAGCCTGCGCAACTTCAATCCGGACGATGTGATGCTGCTCCAGTGCATCCCCAAAATGCTGCCGTTCAAGTCTGCGGGCTGGAAACTTCACGGCAAGCAGCTGCCAGACGGAAGCAAACAGCGCGGTAACGTTCTGCGCTCGGATAACTGGGAAACGGTGCTGGACACCATCTATCGCATGGTGCAGTCGAAAACGCGCCGCGTCCTGATCATCGACGATTTCCAGGTGGTCATGCAGCACGAGAACATGAACCGCGCGTACCAGACCGGCTATGCCAAGTTCACCGAAATGGCAGATCACATCTGGCGAATCATCATGGCGGCCACCGAACTTCCGGACGACTTCCGTGTTTATTTCCTGGCTCACACCGAAGAGACCGAGGGAAAGATCCGCATGAAGACCACCGGGAAGATGCTTAACGAAAAGCTGACGCCAGAGGGCTATTTCTCCATCGTGCTGCGCGCCATCAAGAAAGACGGCAAACACGTTTTTCTCATCAAAGGCGATGACAACGACACCGCCAAAGCGCCGCCTGACCTGTTCCCTGATCAGACGGAAATGGACAACGACCTCCACGCCGTAGACGTGGCTATCACCGAATTTATGACCGAATTGTAACTTTGAGGATTTAACGATGAACCAACCAATGACTTTTATGTGGAACAACGAAACGGCTGAGATGGCGAAGAAAGCTGGCGCAACAGGCGGGATCAGCGAAACCGGCGCTTACGAGGGTGAAATCGTTTCTGCGGTGTACACCTTCGGTAAAGATGGCAGCCAGTCCCAGGCGCTCGAACTGAGCCTGGACTCGAACGGGGCAAAAGCAAATTACCTGCGCATTAACTTCCTCGGGAAAGACGGCCAGCAGACTTTCGGCATGGGGCTGGTATCAGCGCTTATGTGGGTCGCCCAGGTCAAACAGGCGCAACCGCAGCAGGTACAGGGTCAAAACGGCATCGAATGGCACTGCCCGGCACTGGTTGGCAAAAAGGTGGGCCTGTTCCTTCAGAAGGTGCTGTACACCAAAAACGACGGCGGCGACGGCTACAAGTTCGAAGTTCGCCACGTTTTCCAGCCGGGAACGCGTAAAACCTACGCCGAGCACGCAGAAAATTCCCCGGCAGAAGCGATCGCCGCGCTTGAACTGTCGATGAAGGACAAGGACGAACGTATCCACGGCGGCGCGCAATTCTCTGGCCCACGCAATACCCAACATGGCGGTAACCCTTATGCAAATCAGACTGGTGGCGCACCACAGTCTCGCTTGCAGCAGAACAGCGGTCAGCCACCAGTCGACTTTGACGACGATATCCCATTTGCGCCGATCGGTCTTCCGTTCCCTTCTCACTCTATCTATGCGCTATGACGCACGCGCAGGACGAAATCAGGGTTGGCGCGGTGCGCCTTCCCTGGCTCAAAGAGAAAAACGGATGGTTGCTGCCGTGGGGTGATGTCGTTACCAACCCACTGAAGGCGCAACGACTGGCTGAAGAACTTAACGAAAAGCAGGTGCAGCATGAATTACGGATTTGTAAGTGTTTGCGTTGAGCAATTCAATGAAGCGGTTAAGCTGCCACCCGCACACAATACAGCATCACGAATTTGGCAGCGCCCGTTCCTTAAATGGGCTGGCGGCAAATATTCGCTGCTGCCGGCACTGGATCGCCTGATCCCCGCAGGGAAACGCCTTATTGAGCCTTTTGTGGGTGGCGGATCGGTGTTCCTTAACTCAGACAAGCACGAACGCTTTCTTCTGGCTGACGTCAACGCTGACCTGATTAACCTGTATCAGATGCTGGCGGTGGTCCCCGACTCGGTGATCTATGAGGCAATGAAGGCATTCAGGCATCTGAATGATGCCGAAAACTACACGGTAATTCGTGAAGCATTCAACGCGCAGCGGCTGGATGCGGTCGAGCGCGCAGCAGCGTTCCTTTACCTCAACCGGCACTGCTTCAACGGGCTGATCCGTTACAACCTGGACGGTTTTTTTAACGTCGGCTTTGGGAAATATAAAGCGCCATATTTCCCGGAAGAAGAGATCAGGGCATTTAAGCGGAAGGCTCACGCATGCGTATTCATGAATGCAGGCTTCAGGCGCACGCTCGCGCTGGCAGGTGATGGTGACGTCGTTTACTGCGATCCGCCTTATGAACCGCTGCCCGGCACCGCTGGTTTCACTAACTACGCGGCTGGTGGGTTCTCATGGGATAGCCAGGTAGAGCTTGCGGAAAGCTGTGTGGCAGCCCACCAGCGAGGTGCAAAAGTGGTGATCAGCAATTCTACCGCTCCGCGCGTAATTGAACTTTACGAACAGCACGGCTTCACGCTGCACCACGTCAATGCTCGCCGGGCTATATCCAGCAAAGGCAGCACCCGCGAAACAGCGAGTGATGTCGTAGCCACTTTGGGAGTGCAGTGATGATGAAGCTGATTAATCGCAGTAAGCAATCACCTATCGGTCGCCGCGCTTGCGATGTTGCGCTGGCGGCGCACCACGCAAAATATGGCGATTATGGCAGGCAGAAACACCAGACAAATTACACCGTTGAGGTTGATGGTATGAAGGTCACTGTCGAAGTCGTCAACCGGGCAACCAGCTATGTCGCCACAGCAATGATCGGCGTTCGTAAACTTCGAAACCTGCCAGCACAGGCACACTTATTAACAATGACGGCCCCGGCTGGGGGCCACTGGAGAACATCGATGGAAGAAGAAGTATTTACCAGAGATGAGGCCGCCGCCTTCCTAAAAGTGGATAAAGGCACGATTGCCCAGTGGATAAAGTCCGGTCGCCTGGCTGCTACCCGAAAAAATCCACATAAGAAAAAAAGCCCATATCTGATCTGCAAAACAGACTGTATTGCGGCAGTGAAGAACCCGATCCACAATCAACCCGTGAATGCGGTTGATGTGCAGGAGGATAAAGCATGTCAATCAAACAACGTGCCGGTACGTGGCACTGCGACTTCGTTACGCCTGGTGGAAGTCGAATTAGACGGTCTCTTGGGACAACGGACAAAAGGCAAGCGCAGGAGCTCTATGATCAGCTGAAAGCTGAAGCATGGCGAGTTGATAAGATGGGGGAGTTTAAACCGCGAACGTTCGATGAAGCATGCGTTCGCTGGCTTAACGAAAAGCAGCACAAGAAAAGCCTGGACGATGACAAAAGCCGGATCGGATTCTGGAGGATGCACTTCAAAGGAATGGACCTGTCAGCAATCACGGAAGACAGGATCTTGTCGGCGGTGAGTTCGATGGTTAATCGCAAACATCGAATGAACTGGGAGGCTAAACGGGACAGCCTGCTGCGAAGAGGTAAGCCGGTTCCTGAATTTAAGGATAAACCAGCGTCGCTGGCGACGAAGGCGACGCACCTTGCTTTCATCCGGGCGCTGTTACGATGCGCGGCCAACGAATGGCGATGGATAGCCAAAGCGCCGAACATCAAATGCCCGGTGCCGAAAAATAAGCGTATTCGCTGGCTAACCAAAGAGGAAGCGGCGAACCTGATCCGGGAGCTTCCCGAGCATATGAAGCCAGTTGTTATTTTTGCACTGGCGACAGGGCTGCGCAGGTCGAACATCACCGATCTGGAGTGGTCACAAATTGATATGCAGAGGAAGGTCGCGTGGATTCACCCCGAGGACGCGAAAGCAGGAAGGGCGATTGGGGTCGCCCTGAACGAATCGGCCTGTAAGGTGCTACGGGAGCAACTGGGGAAACATAACCGGTGGGTCTTTGTTCACACTGAATCATCCGTTCGCCCGGATGGAACGAGAACAAAGGCGGTGCGCAAAATGCGGTCTGATGCTAACACGGCATGGCGCGCGGCGTTAAGGCGGGCGGGAATAGAAAATTTCCGTTTCCATGACCTGCGGCACACCTGGGCAAGCTGGCTGGTACAGTCCGGCGTGCCACTCAGTGCGCTACAGGAAATGGGCGGGTGGGAAAGTATCGAGATGGTGCAGCGTTATGCACATCTGGCACCGAATCACCTGACGCAGCACGCCATGCAAATCGACTCATTCCTGGCGGGGAATGGCACAAATATGGCACAAGGCGCTTTTGCTGGGCTGGTGAATATCGCGTGA